ACAAGAAAAGCGTAAACAATGGCTGAAAAAAGAACGATTGAATTAGAAATACAAGACAATAGCAAAAGTCTAAAAGCGCAATATAGAGAAGCCGTACAAGAACTTCAAAAGGTAAGCGAGCAATATGGTGAAACTTCAGTACAAGCCGTAAAAGCGGCAAAGGCTGCTGCTGAATTAAAAGACCAAATAGGATTCTCAAAAGACTTAGTCGAAGCGTTCAATCCTGATGCTAAATTTAAAGCGGTTGAGGGTGCGGTAAATGGCGTAATGAATGGATTTCAAGCCTTTACTGGTGGGATGGCTTTATTAGGTGTTGAAAGTGAGAAAGTAGAAGAAGCACTCTTGAAAGTACAAAGCGTAATGGCTTTAACTCAAGGTATTAACGGTTTAATGGAAGCTCGAGATTCTTTTAAACAATTAGGTATAGTTGCTGGAAATGCTTTAAAAGGAATTACAGCTGGAGTTGCTGCAACTGGTATAGGTTTATTAGTCGTAGCCGTAGGTACTTTAGTTGCATATTGGGACGATATTAAAAAAGCAGTTAGTGGTATTTCTGAAGAACAAAAACAATTAAATAAATTATCACATCAAAACGCTGTAATAGCAAAAGAAACTTACGACAGTTTTCAATTACAAGAAAATTCATTAAGGTTACAAGGTAAAACAGAAAAGCAAATATTACAATTAAAAATTGATAAATTAAATGCTTCAATAAAAACTGCTGAAGTAGATTTAAAAAGACTTGAAGAAACTGCTAAATTAGAAATTGAAGCTGCTGCCAGAAATCAAAACATATTAAAAATGATTATTAGGGGTGGCGTTGAACTTGCTGCTTTAGGTACGCGTTTACTTGTTGCCCCAATAGATATGGTTTTAAAAACTGCTAATTTAGTTTCTGAAAAATTAGGGTTTGGAACAATAACGGCTTTAAATTTAAATGCTGAAATTACGAAAATAAACGAAATGTATTCTGAGGTCGGTAGTAAATTTTTCTTTGACCCAGCAGCAGTAAAAGCTGATAGTGATGCGACTATTAAAACAGCAAAACAAGGTATTGCCCAAATGAAATCGGACAGAGATGGCTTACTATTACAATTAAAACAACAAGACCAACAAGGAGCGCAAGACCGTGTAAATACAGAAAAAGGAGCAGCACAAGAACAAATAGACATTACACGTCAAATGGAAGAAGAAAAAAACCGTTTGATGGAAGAAGGTCGTGCAAAAGATTTAGATGCGTTACGAATAAAATATAAATACGAACAACAAGAAGCTGATAAAAACTTTAAAGAAGGCAAACTTAAAAAAGCTGATTACGATAAGTTAACTACTCAAATGACTGAAAGTAAAAGGTTCGATGAAAAAGCGGTTAATGACAAATACGATAAAATAGAAAAAGACGCACGAGATTTAAAGTTACAACAACAAATAAAAGCTGAAGATGCTGCTTGGTTAGAATTACAAAAGGCAAAAAACTCACAACGTGAACAAGAACTTTTAGATTTACAATTAGCATTTGATGAAAAGATAGCAGCCGCAAACGGTAACGCTGAAATAGAAAAAGCCATTACCGATAAATTTAATAAAGAATACGCTGCTATAAATGAAAAATACCGTAAAGAAGAAGAAGAAAAACAAAAGGAACAGTATAAAAAAGATATTGCACGAAAAAACGAATTAAGACAAAAGACGCTTGAATTAACTGCTCAATCTTTTAGCGCATTAGGTGAGTTGGCTGGTTCGTTTAATACTAAAAACGAAAAGGACGCACTTAAACAATTTCAAGTACAAAAGGCTTTTAATTTAGCGGCTGCAATTACAAACACTGCAATGGCGGTAACGGGTGCGTTAACTGCTGGAGGTAACCCGATTAAGTTAGCAACGGGTATGCAATTTGTCGAAGCTGGTATTGCTGGAACAGTGGGTGCTGCAAACATAATTAAAATTGCTAATTCTAAATTTGGAGGGGGTGGCGGCTCAGGCGGTGGCGGTAACGATACACCAACACCAGCGGCTGCGCCAATGACTGCAAATTTTAACACAATTGGATCGAGCGGTATTAATCAGTTAGCACAATTACAACAAACGCCAACACAAGCCTACGTAGTAAGTGGTGAAGTAACAAGCGCACAAGCCTTAGACCGAAATAGAGTACAAAACGCAACATTATAAGTTTAATAGATATGGCAAAAGTTGAAATAATAGAATTACTGATTGATGAGACAAAAGAAGAAATGGGTATCAATGCCGTTTCCGTTGTTGAAAGTCCAGCGATTGAAGAAAATTTTGTAGCGTTACAAAAACACGAAGTCGAACTAAAAGAGGTTGATACTGAAAAGAGAATCTTAATGGGTGCGGCTTTAATTCCTAACAAACAGATATACCGTAAAAACAAGGATAAAGAGTTCTACATTTACTTTAGTGAGGATACGGTACGTAAAGCTTCGGAACTTTTTTTAATGCGTTCTAATCAAAACAATGCAACGTACGAACACGAACGTAAAATGTTAGAAGGAATGTCAGTTGTTGAAAGTTGGATCATTGAAGATGAAAAGACGGATAAAAGTAAATTGTACGGATTTAATTTACCTAAAGGTACTTGGATGATTTCAATGAAAGTAAACAATGACGAAGTTTGGCAAAAGGTAAAAGACGGCGAAGTAAAAGGATTTTCAATAGAAGGTTATTTTGTAGATAAATACGACATGAGTAAAAATATAAATAAAATGGATACAATAGAAAAACTAAAAGAGCTTATAAGAAAGCACGAGAATGAAACAAAGTTACAAAATTGGCAAGAACAAGTTTTATCTATGACTGAAAATGATAATAATATTAACCCGTTATTACATGAAGTTGACCTATCTATTGTTGACGATTTTAAAGCATATATTTCTAATGGTAAAAATGTAGATAAATTATTTAATGACTTAAATAAAAGAGTAACCAATTTGCAAAAAGAAAAAGCTGATGTTTTAAATAAAAAAGATGAATTATATAGTATGGTTATGAGGTCAAATAGTTACGCTGGAAAAATTATGTGGGATTATGATAAACAATCTAAAGAGCTTGGTTTAAAAGCGGAGAGTAACCCTTTATACATGAAAGTAGTAGAGCAATATAACAGGTATTCAGATTACATAAGTAAATTAGATTTTATTAAAATATAACCTATGAAAACACCGACAAAAAGTAAAACAAGTCCTAAAGGCGGTAAACGTGGTTGCCTATGTAAAGACGGTAAATACGATTCTAAATGTTGCAACGGTGACTTACAAAATCAAGGGATAGGAAGTTTAGTAAATCAAGGTACTTCTACAATAGTACATTTATAAAAAAGGAACAATTAAAAAACTAAAAAGTTAATAAGCTATGATAAACAATATTTTAAAGAAAATCGAAAAGGCTAACGAAGTTGAAAACGTAGAACTTGCAAAGCACGAAGTAGAACTTGCTTTAGTAGACGATTTGAATAAAGTAGTGTCTGAATATATTAAATCAAATGCAAATTTTCAAACAGTATTTAACGAACATAAACAATTAGACGATAGGTTTATGGCTTTAAAAGCAAGAGCAAGAGAGTTTTATGCTTTTGATAAAAAAATATATACCGAAGCTCAAAAAGTAATTAATAACATAAAACAACAAGCTAAAGATTTAGGTGTAGACCCTAATAGTATAAAAGGCTTAAAAGATTTATATCAATTAATAGACGATGGTAGTAGAAGTTATAAAACTTATGAAGCAATTGAAAAATATAATAAATAAATAAAAATGAAAAATAGCCTAATCAATCAAATTAAAACTTTACTCGGTATGGAAGTAAAGTTAGAAACAATGAAACTATCGGACGGTGTTACAGTTTTAGAAGCTGAAATGTTTGAAGCTGGTAACGAAGTATTTGTAGTTACTGAAGACGAACAAAAAATAGCTTTGCCAATCGGAGAATACGAAATGGAAGACGGTCGTATGTTGATCGTTGTTGAAGAGGGAATTATTTCTGAAGTAAAAGAAAAAGAAGAGGAAGAAGAAGTAGAAGTTGAAGAGCCTATCGAAGAAGAAGCGAAAAAAGAACAAGAAATGGAAACAGCTAAAAGCGCTCCTAAAAAAGTAGTTGAAAGCACAATTAAAGAAAGTTTCTTTTCGGAAATTGAAGCATTGAAAAAAGAGAACGAAACGTTAAAAGCTGAATTAAGCAAATTGAACGAGGTTAAAGAAAACGAGGTAGAACTATCTGAAGAGGTTAAACCAATTTCTTTTAACCCTGAAAACGAAAACAAAGTTGAGTCTATAAAATTTGCGTCTAAAAGACCACGCACAATTATGGATTCAGTTTTAAACAAACTAAATAAGTAATAATTTAAAAAACAATAAAAAATGAGTACAACATTAACAAGTATCTCAAATGATTCTTTACGTCAAGTAGGTGTAATTGAAACATTAACGGGTGCAACAACTTTAACTGCTGAAGATAGCGGTAAAGTATTTATCTTAAACGCTGCTGCTGGAGCGCAAATTACACTTCCAGCGGTTGCCGATGGAGCTGGACAATCTTACAAGTTCGTAGTAGGTGCGTTATTCGCAACAACTGCTTGGACTATTAAAGCGGCTACAAGCAAAATTCAAGGCGGTGTTATCGTAAACAGTACAAACGTACCGGGTGCTGATGAAAACACAATTACGTTTTCTGCTTCTGCTGATACAATTGGCGACTTCGTAGAATTAGTTGGTGACGGAACAAACTGGTATGTTTTTGGACTTGGTACTTCTGCTGGTGCAATTACTTTAACCGTAGTATAAATAAAATAAAAAACTAAATAAAAATGGAAAAAATTAACCTATCAACTACTCAAAGCATTACTACAACGTATGCTGGTGAGTTCGCTGGAAAATATATCGCTGCTGCTTTGTTAAGCGCTCCAACCTTGGAAAAAGGCGGTATTACTATCATGCCGAATGTTAAGTACAAACAAGTAATTAAAAGAGTTGCTACTGACGATATTATCAAAAACGCAACTTGCGATTTCGACCCTACGTCAACAGTTACTTTAACTGAAAAAATTCTTCAACCTGAATCTTTTCAAGTTAACTTACAATTGTGTAAAAGTGATTTCAGACAAGACTGGGACGCTATTCAAATGGGATATTCTGCATTCGACGTTTTGCCTAAATCATTTGCTGATTTCTTAATCGCACACGCTGCTGAAAAAGTTGCTGCTGGAATGGAAACTTCTATTTGGAGAGGTGTTAACGCAAGTGCTGGGCAATTCGCTGGTTTAATGACACAATTAACTACTGATGCTGCTTTACCAGCTGCTCAAGAAATTGCGGGTACTACTGTTGATGCTACTAACGTTGTTGCTCAATTAGGTTCAATCGTTGACGCTTTGCCAGCTGCTTTGTACGGTAAAGAAGATTTAACTCTTTATGTTTCAAATAACATTTATAGAGCGTATGTTCGTGCATTGGGTGGGTTCGCTGCTTCTGGAGTAGGAGCTAACGGTTACGACAACAAAGGAAACAACCAAGTATTGAATGACTTGTATTTTGACGGAGTTAAAATATTCTTAGCTAACGGACTTGCTTCAAACACTGCTTTACTTGCTCAAACTTCAAACTTGTACTTTGCGACTTCTTTGATGTCGGATATGAATGAGTGCAAAGTTATTGATATGGGAGATATCGACGGTTCGCAAAATGTACGCGTAGTAATGAGATTTACAGCAGACGCTAAATACGGTTTTGCTTCTGACTTAGTTACTTACGGAATCGTTAACTCGGCTAACTAAAAAACATAAACTATAATAAAGGGTGGTGCAATATACACCACCTTTTTTTTTGTTAAACTTTAAAAAATAATAAAATGAGCTGTGATATAACAAATGGTAGAATAGAACAATGTAAAGATTCCGTTTCGGGATTGAAGTCTATTTACTTTATTAACTACGATGACTTAAACCCCGATAGCGTTACTTACGTTGGTTCAACGGATGAGATTAGCGACTGGACTCCAATTTCTGCTGGTGCTTTACAATTGTATAAATACGAATTAAAAGGTGCTAATAGTTTTGAAACTACAATTAATTCAAGCCGCGATAACGGTACTACATTTTTTCAACAAACGCTTACTATTCAATTAAAAAGACAAGACGTTACAACGCATAAAAACGTTAAACTTTTGGCTTATGGTAGACCAAGAATTGTAGTTAGAACAATGACTGACCAATTCTTTTTAATGGGTCTTACACAAGGTGCGGACGTTACTGCGGGTACCGTTTCTTCGGGATCGGCTTTAGGTGACTTCAATGGTTATAATTTAACTTTTGAAGCTATGGAAGTTTCACCAGCTAATTTTCTTGATGTTTCAACTGAAGCACAATTGAAAACTTTGTTTGAAGATGGCGCTGGAGTAGATGCACAAATAGTTACTGCATAATTTCTTTCTTCTATATACTTGCTCAAAAGACACTTACTTCGGTAGGTGTTTTTTGTTTAAGGACAAAACCGACCTTTAGTCGTTTATAATATATGATTATTCTAACTACTTCGACAAATGACCAAGATTTTGTGTTTATACCACGAAATAAAGTTTTTGATTATGTAGCTATTACGGACGATCAAACGAACGTAACAACTGAAATAACTGGTTACACTTACACACAAGGGGAATATTACGATACGTTTGAAGCTGAATTTAATTTAGTAGAAAATCATTTTTACGATTTGGTATTTATTAACGGTGCTACGGTAGTTTATAAAGATAGGATATTTTGTACTAATCAAAGTGTTTCGAGTTTTTCAGTAAACAAAAACCAATATACTGCTAATAGTACCACAAATGAATTTATAGTTTATGAGTAATATACACGTTTTAGAATTAAGTTCTTATACAACGCCCGTAATTCAAGAATCAAAACGAGACGCTTGG